AGTTCAGATGATCGTACACAATTCTTCCTTGCCACAACAAGCAGGTGTTGTTTATTCAACAAATGAATTCGGTTCGATGACACCAACCGCTTCAGACCGGTTGTACGTTACACGGTTCATTGTTGTTCAACCTCTCGGTGGCCAAACCATCCCTAACGGCTCCGGTATTCAGATACCACACATGAGGGTTGTCCTGGTTGGAAGTGGCAAGGAGGAAAACGATTTGTCGTACGTCATGCGACTTCGTAACTCTTACTTACTGCAACAGGACGTTAACTAATGCTTGAAGAAGAATGGTGGAAGTTACTGGGTGACCAGACGAGACAATCACCTATTGTAGCTGCACAAGTAGTTGCAGCACCTCCTCCTAAACCTACCAAGGTTCAAACTGACATACCATTTACTGCAATAGGCCAAACTGTAGGTGCTGCAGTTGGTTTTACAGCGTATGTCTGGACTTACCCTATCGTCTGGATTGACGGCCCTCTTCCTATTGTTGACACTCTTTGGATCGGCGGCTTAGCGTTGGCTACTGCACGTGGAGCAAAGATGGGTAGAGACGTAGGAAAAAGATTAGACACCATCGAAGAGGTATTACTATGACTGATGAAAAACCAATTGAAGAATCAAAAACCGCAACTAGAATTGAACGCTTTGCTCAGTGGCTCATGTCACGTGAAGAACGACGTGCAGGAAAAGAAACAAATCTCGACACGTTAGTCAAACTAAACGTGCTGGTTTCTTTTCTCACTTTGGCTATGGTCGGTGGGATCGATGCTGTTAGAGCTGCTGTAATGTTCATCCCGTATTTCTAAACAGGATAGTACACGTCGCACTCGCCACATATGCGACACGTTCTCATTACTTCCAGAATTCCATTGTGGTATCGTTCATCGATATCCATGTGTTCTTCATCATCGTATTCTATTACGTAACACACGTAGTAGTCATCGTTGGCTTGTACGTAACAATCTGGTAACTCATCGTCTTTCATCGTTCATCCACCAACTGTTGCAAAGCATCTCTAATGTCCTTCAGAACATAAATCAATTCTTCCCATGCTGGGTTGCGTTCATCAATGCCACTCATTCAATCCACTCCGATATTTCTGCTCGCCATTCCTTCAGACAACCCTCACAGACTTGTCGACCATCAACTTTGAACATTCGCAATAAGACCGGCTTCATTCGGATCATGTAACTGGAATCGTCCTCACAACGCTCGTAGCCACAGTCACCGGCACTGCAGCCAACCCAGCGAGTTGGGCCTTCAGGATCATCCATATCTGCAGGAAGTGTGTAAACGTATGATTCTTTGATGTACATATCACTCATCTTCCTCTTCTAGCTTGGTGATCCGACGTTGATATGTCACAAGACGTACAGTTGCTTCATATCCTAGAGTCTCGATGAGGGCGGATATGCACTGAGAAGTCTTGTAATTATTCTCCTTCAGAAGTTTTAGGACAGCATCAGCCCTGTTGCTCACGGTTATGGAGTATTGGTTCGCCATGAATTACGCTAAATAATAATGTTATTTAATATCTCCGAAAAAAAAGCCTTGGGCAGAATAATATAGGGGGGGCTATTTTGATAGGGGTGGAGGTCGGGGACGGGTGGTTTGTCCGATTGACTCGCTTCGCTCGCGAAGATAGGCTGCAGATTGCAGGGGACTGCACAAGCGGTTTACTTTATACACCGTCGATGTTGTGTGATAATTGGTCGGGGGAGCCGGCCCGACGTTTAATTGACCGAAACAACCCCCGACCACCTGAAGTGATACAATGGCTACAAAGAAAACCGCAATATTTACCTTAACCGAACGACTTACAGTTTCAGCAAACGCTACAACTACATTTGCTGACATTGACCTTTCTTCTTACGTCGATGTCGGAGACCGCCAAGCACTGCAAGTACATTCGGTCGATTTCATTTACCAAGGTACAGATTCAAACGAAGTATTGCAATCCACCTTTGCAGGTGATTCAGAATCTAAGATTCAAGTTACCGATCTAAACCGTGGAGGCTTGGTTTTTGCTAACGACCGTTCTTTGGTCGCATCAGGACAACTTAACTTTGACACTGGCACTAACCAATTGTCAAATGAAGCTGATCTTTACCCTGACAACTTTGGCAAAGGTTCCGACGATGGTCGATACATCGTCAACGACACATTGTACATCGTCGGTCGAACAACTGGACTTGATAGCAACAAAGCATTGAACGTTACCGTTCGTGTCAACGCTTCCATTGTCACCCTTGGTGCTAAGGACTTCATGGCCATCGCTATTCAATCGACTGCAGCAGACAACTGAGGTGTTTACCTTGGTTAAAGTTGAAGGAACTCTCGATGAATTGAAAGCATTGTTTGTTGATGCTGCAAAGAAGGAAGCAAAGTCTACCGCACGTCGTGCAGGTAAAGCAGCGGTTAAGAAAACCGTTAAGGCTGCTAAACGCGCTCCATCTGCATACAACAAGCACATGAAGAAAGAACTTGCACGTCTGAAGAAGAAACATCCAAAGACGCCTCACAACACATTGTTCAAGAGAGCTGCAAAGTCTTGGAAAGGATCTAAGAAAAAGAAAGGTGGTAAGAAATGAGTCGAACAGTAATGCTTGACACTGTAATGCGAGGGGGCTCGTTTACTTACACTGCTTCTGGAACTACGTGGTCAAGTAACGGCCCTTGGAGCTACATCGATTCAAACGTACTTTACAGCCAAGATGAAATAGACATCGGCGGTATGACGACCACTCAAGAAGAAACATTCTATCCTGAAGCAGCCACTGTTCAGAACTCACCTTTCTACACTGTACCGGGAGTCGTTCCAAGAGACCCCGGAGACCCCAGTGCAGGTTACGTTCCATACGGCGCATTGTTTGAATATGTCTTGATAACTGAAAGTCCTTTCAATGTTGCCAAGTGGGTAGGAGATCAAACTTACACTGGAGATGCAACCTCTTGGATTCCAGTTTACAGTTGTCCCGGTATTAATCCTCGACGTACAACCGACCAAGCAACTACACTTGGGTTTGACAACATACTCTACGGTCGAGTTCAGATGATCGTACACAATTCTTCCTTGCCACAACAAGCAGGTGTTGTTTATTCAACAAATGAATTCGGTTCGATGACACCAACCGCTTCAGACCGGTTGTACGTTACACGGTTC